GTCTAGAAGGGAATAGCCAATAGTTTCAACATACCCCCGGTCTCATCCATCAGCACTGTCTTTGCCATGCCAATGATGATTTAGGTCTAAGGGTACACCATCCCTATCATATCCCACAACACCACCTCGTTTCTCGTGGCTCTGCTTTACCACGTTATGGTGTCTGGTGCATAGGGATTGCAGATTGGTGGTATCCCAGAACAACACCACATCCTCACGATGGGGGATGATGTGATCCACCACCTGTGCCGATGACCGCTTACCGAGATCCCAGCACATCTTGCACATGGGGTGCATGGTGAGGTGGTATGCACGCATACGTTGCCACCTCGATGTGCTGTGCAGCTTACCCACCGTGGCATAGCCTGAGGATCTCGTTAGGATCCTCCACCACATGGATAGCCTCACCTGACATCATCACTATCTCGGTAGCAGGCACCACATCATCGTCATCCGTACCCGATAGGCTAACCCGCTTCATGCTGACTATGTGAAGCGGGTTAAGATAGATCTCATCATCATAATCTAACTCATCTTTAACGACGTTCGTTAGTGTGATCATTTACGCACCATATCGATAGCGGTTATCACATCGGCCACGGTCTCTTTCACGTAATCCGTCTTAGCTTCCACATTGGGTTCAACACCCAACACGAGCGCATCATAAACTATTACCGTTTTCCCTTCCCAACGATGAACCAGATAGATGCGCTCGGCGTTAACCCAAAACTCATGGCCATCTATATCGGTCAGCTTAATCATCTCAACCTCATTGAACAGAATGTTTCACAGGCGACAGCGTGACATTTCGTGCGTGACGTCCACAGCGTGGCGTGACATGGGGACGACGCAGTACGTCTCCCCAATGTCACGCACACTGTCACGCTCTTTTGTGACATGAAATTAGGGATGTCACGCTGATGTCACGCCGATGTCACGCCAATTGTTTCACGGAACCAGATATCTTGATAGAACCTATAACGCTTGCTCGATAGCATTTTGTCCTTAAGTCGCTCCCATGCCTTACGCTTCGTAGCTAGATTTTCGGATGGATAAATGAGATCGAACTGCATACGCAATTCCAAAGCGGGCAAGCCGTCGCTTGGTTTTCCAGCGTTCCTTGCTATGCATATGTCATAGGCTTTATCAAAGAATTCGGATTTATCAGGTTTACGCCTATGGGCCATTGGATCGACTTCACCCTCACCCATACGATAGAAACATGTCGTCCTGACATCCCCATATTGGTTGATGCCTAAGCCGATAATCTCAAGAACCACGTTAGAAATTGGTCCGGTTGTGTCATTGCGCGATTTGTCGATGGCTAGAAATCGGTTCTCGGTTTTGCCCGTGACGTGATCGTGGACGCCGCCGCAGATGACGACATAATCAGCCGCAGCGTAAAATGCGCTACTCCCGCGCATGCCTTGCGTGTCGTCTTTGCCGACATGATGCACCGCGACCATGATCGCATCCACCGTGACAGCCATGTCACGCATGTAGCCGCAAACCTTCTGAGCCTCGGCGCTGGCGCCCTCATCTTCCATTCCGAAGGCTGCAAGCATGGTGTCGAGCACGACGGCGCCGACCCTCACGCCGTAGACCAAGCGCAGGTGCTCGGCTGCGCGCATCAAGGCGCCCTGCATAGCGGCCCTGTCCGCCTCGATCGACAAATTGCCGCAGCTTGGCACGACGACAATGGGTAAGCTGTTCGTGGCGCCCATGGCCTGTGCGGCGGCAAAGAGCCGTGCTCGCATGCCGCCCGCGCCCTCGGCCGCAATAATGATGGTGCCCACGCGCTCGCGCACCGGATGCCCGAAGAACGTTGTGCCCACGCCGATGCCGAGAGCAACAGCCATGGCCGCAACATAGAAGCTCTTACCCATGCCGGATTTACCAGCCACGAAGGCCAGCGAGCCCGGTGCGGCCGGCAACAGGCGGCGGATGAGTTCGGGTTCCTCCGGCGGCAATGTGCCGTCATAGGTCCAAAACTCAACCGGCGCAGCATACCCAGCCGCAACCGCAGGGGCACCAGAAGCCAAAGGGGCTGTGCCCATCAGCTGGGCGGCCCTCCCGGCGTCGAGGTCGGGAAGCTCGACGTTCCATCCATCGTCAAGCGCCTTGTCGAGTTGGCGCACAAAAGCTTTGTCCCCATCGTCGCGGATATAGCCATTCACCTCGCAGGCCGAGCGCATCTCGCCTTCTAACCATGCCTCGGTAATGAACGCCTCGCGTACCCACGGGGCGAGCGCATACACCGCGCCGTTCAATGCATCCTGCCTGGAGCCCGCAGGAGCCTCACGGACGGCCGCAACCTTCTCCCGCAACTTGGGCAGCACATACATCTCGTATCGGCGCCGCTCGCCGTCCGGTAAGCGCGTCGCCAGCCCTTTGCCGCGCTCCACCCGATGCTTTGTCAATCCGAGATCGGCGAGCTTGCTCTCGATGGCATTGACCACGGCTTGCGACAACGCCGGCGGCAAGCGGGCGTCGAGCGGCGTTGGGCACATAAAGCCCCATTCGGGCATACCCACCCATTCATATTGCATTCCATCGGGATGGATGCTCGGCGGTAACACTGTTTGGCGGCCCTCGGCGAGCACCTCCACCAGCATCGTCTTGCTGAAACGATCGATGAACGTGCGCGTCCGCAATACCGGATCCGTAGGATGGACGCTGTAGACCAAGGTGAAGCCCCGCGCGCCGCGCTTAATGTGCGGCGTCACAGGTACGATGTCGCGGATGGCATCCCACACCCGCACGTCGTCCACATCGATGCACGGCCTGTCACGCGTGAGCATGCCGACATTGGCCCCTGGATACTCGGCATCCCAGGCCGCGAGCAGCACGCCGCTATATCGCAGCGGCCGGCGCTCGACGGGCAACGCCATCTCGTCTTTGCCCGGCGGCCCGGCGAGGTAATCGGTGTATGTTGTAAATACAGGCTTTTTGCCCATCAGCAATACAGGGCACAGGCCAATGGATATGAGATATTGCGCCGTGGGAAGGAATTGACTATTGTGTGGGGGCATGGCAGGCATAGTCATCAGTTTATCTCTCTGTTGCTCGCAATAAACCCCGGCGCCTCATCCGCGACCGGGGTTTTTCTATGCCGTCACACGCTCACCTGCTCGGACCATCGCTTCGTCGCCCACCTGTCGTGCATAGGCGACGATGGCCTGGGCAAGCAACTCACGGTTGGACCAGCGCCGCGCCACCGTCTTGTAGCTGCAATCCGCCTCTACGGCCACGGCCTCGCATGTTATCGCGGGGAAGCCATGTCGTCGCACAAATTCCAGGCCCGCCTGCAAAATTTGCTCTCGCCTGAAGGTATCGGGTAATCTCGCCATCCACGTCTTCCCATGATGTTGCAAAGCATGCGCACCCACCGTAGCGGCGCACGAGTGTCAGGTAATTGGCCTGGGCAGTCTCGCGCCCTTGGCCTGTAAATGTCCAGCCCGATCGCTTGGCCTCGATCGCCATCATGAACCCCATGATGGCCGGAAATCCCCACCACCAGCCCATGCCTATGCCGATGAGATCGCTGGATTTGACCAGTTCGCTGGTGCGCGCGCTGTCGTTCGCCAACCCATAGCGGATCCATCGGCCGGTTTTGTCCTCAAACGCCCCGCTATTGTTGCGCCACAGGATCACGCCCCGCTTGGCCCCCTCAATGCGGATCAGGCTGTTGACATCGGTCTCGATCAAGCTGGGAAGCCTCGCGCTAATCGCTTTGCCACTTTCCGAGCAGTCTCGCGCGTTTCCGGCGGCAAAAGTACGCCATCCTCGGCCAAAATTATTACAAGGCTTGATGCCATCGCAAACCAAGCAAGCATTTCAATGAATTCCTTGCGCGCCTCGACGCTGGAATTTGCCGTGTCTAAGTATTGTTCGGCCAGCGCCCGCAACTCATCGTCTATTATCTCTGTCACTTCGCCCTCATTCTTCGCCGTACATTGTGTCTTATGCGCCTATTGTCTTTGCGAGCATGATACATTACGAGATCAGCATTCGATATATCACGGCAATTCTCAGTATAAAGCTTGCGCTCTTTATCGGTCATGTGCTTTTCGCACTCGGTATCGTCAATATATCTCGTCACACACTCCCCCTAACTCGCTCTATCATCTCGCGTTGCTTTGGTCCCGACTGGGCAAGCGCCGACAGTGTGTCGAGGCCAAAGGTTGCCCAGAACCGCCGGTAAACTGCGTCCAATGTCTCACCCTTGGCATGCCAGTGTCCAGCCCATTGGTCAATGGCCGTGCTCAACTCGCTTTGCGCCTCGGCGCGCACGGCCCATGCCTTCTCGATCTTGCGCGCTACCATCTCGCCAGCACCCCATGGGATTTCCGGTGCGCCTGAAATCCGCTCCACCTGACCGCGCAGGGCCGCCAGCATGCTGTCATCGTACAGCGTCAAGTCGCCCTCCAGCACTTCCGGCCGATCTCGCGGGACACTGCCGCGCACAGGCCGCCAGCCGCAATGCGGGCATGTAGCACCGAAACCCTCCCACATGAGCATGCACTCAGGGTTGGCACAGAACCGCGTGGGCACCTCGCCGGCCTCGCGCGGCGGCAGTCCGTCGAGCGACCACGCGCGCGGCTTGTCCGGCGGCCCCTTGTGCCGCGCGACGTTGCCGACATGATCGCAGATGATGCCAACAGGCTCGCCTTGCATCGGCCGCAGCGCGCGGCCGAATTGCTGCACATAGAGGCCATAGCTCGCCGTGGGGCGGGCAAACGACGCGCGCACGATCCCAGGCAGGTCGAAGCCCTCGCCCAGCACATCGACGTTGCACACCTCATCAAGCCCGTCACCGCGATAAGCGCGGATGATGCGCAGCCGCTCGGCCGCGCTGGTCCTGTCGCTGATCACCGCAGCCCTCACACCGGCGTCGCGGAACGCCTGGGCATGTTCCTCGGCCATCTGCACATCCACGGCAAACGTCACGCCCTTCTTACCGGGCGCCAGCTTCATGGCGTGCTCGACAATGTCGCCGGTGATGGCGCTCTTATGCGCCGCCTCGGCGAGTTCCTCGCGGTTGAAGTCGCCACCGCTCCCGACGCGCACGCCGCTCACATCGATCGCTTGCGGGCATCCGTAGATGCGGAACTCCTTGAGGTACCCCCGCTGGATCAGCTCGCGCATGCTCGGCCCTTGCACCAGGCTATCAAAGCAGCCGCCGTCACCGCGCCGCAGCGAGCGGCGATCGCCTCGGCACGGTGTCGCCGTCCAGCCGATACCGCGCGCCGCGCCGAGCATGCCCACCGCTCGGCCCCATTTGTTGGCCTGCAATAGGTGGTGCGCTTCGTCCGTCTGCCAATGCTTGACCCGGTCAAAGAAAGAATCCGCGCGCCGTATGAGCGTGTCCACGCCGGCTATTGCGTAGCTGGCATCCGGCCGCACATAGTTCCTGCCCAGCTCGTCAATGTGCTGTGCCGACACTTCCCTAATCACCGCATCGGGCGCGATGATCCGGTGATGCATGCCCACCCGGGCAAATGCTATGGAGATCTGGCCGACGAGTTCCTGACGGTGGGCTTGCACCAGGCCCGGTTCGTCAAGCTCGGCCGCGAGATGTGCCATGGTGGTTGTCTTGCCTCCGCCGCAGGGCAGGACGGCCAGCACATTGCGCACCGTCTCGTCGTCCCACTGATTACGCACAGCCTGCTTTAAATTAACTTGATAGTCGCGAAGTGTCATGCTACCCCCTATGTCACAAGCAGCCCATAACTAGCCCATAACCATTTAGGATGCAAGATGACAAAGCTTATTTACGGACTTCTCGGCCTCGCCGCTCTGCTCATGGCAGGTTGCGCAGGCGACCCGCCGGCCGGCATGCACCGCAGCGGCCCGCCGCTGTTCAAGCCCGCTCCCACAACACCTGGCTAATACCGACAAATGCGGGCGCCTCGGCGCTCGCCTACAGGACGCAAGATGGATGACACCGACAACACCGCCCGCGAGATCGCTCTCGATTACATCGCCGACAACCTGGTGGACGCTCTCGCCGCAAGCACGGCCGGCGCCACGACTGCAACCGCTCACCACATCGGGCAAGCAGCCGCCGACATTATCGAGTTGTCCGCTATCGTTCACGGCCATTAGTCTGGCCGTTGCCATCGCGCTGGCGACCGGCCTGCTTCACAGCTGCGGCGGCCATGACAATGACAACATAAGCGATTGCAGCCGGCGCGGCATGGCGCAACATCACGACGGAGATGGAAAATGGCGTTGCCACCCACCGGAGGGATAGTAAAGCGGCCGACGCTCATAACAGCTCGGCGCCTTGAATTCTTGCAGCTCATTGCCGCCGGCAAGGGTCTCGGCGGCCCCATCACCGGCAGTAACTTCGCGGCGCAATATGACTGGGCGCGCTCTGTCGGATACGTCAAGCGCAACGCATCGGGCAAGCTGGTCCTAACCCAAGTCGGCAAAAATCATCTGGACGACATAACAGACAAGCCTTGACTATGTCCCCTTCCTGTCCTATGAGTGGTTATGGAGGAAACCATGGACAAGCACACGCTCATACGCATCCGTCGCCAAGCCAAAGCCGCCGAGGCATGCGACGATCTTGGGTTGGCGGCTAAGCTAAAGCGCGACATGCGCAAGGCAAAGGAGTGCTGCAAACCATGAGGTTAATGCGTTTCATCATTGAATTGCGGCTCATGCTCAAATTGGGCTGGCCCATTAAATCCGCGATCGGTAACGCCTGGCGCCGATCTCATCCCCAAGCGCGGGAGCGGTTTGAAGCTTGGCTAAAGGCTCATTTCCATGATGCATGACACCACCCGCAATTATATCCGTCAGATGCTACAGGCACGGCTTGAAGAGCTTACCCACCGCATGGCTGGGTTCGCTACCGATAGCATCCACGAGTTCGCCCAGGCGGCCGAGGAAATCCGCATTGTCGCCAATTCCATCGCCGATCTGATGACACATCACGTTGATGTGCCGCAGCCGGCCGCGACCGAGCCGCGTGAGGTACGCGCAGCCCTCCACCTCTATCAAAACGTCCTCAAGTCGGCCGATACCATCCGCGACATGGAAGTTCGTCTTGGTCTTAGCGATCAAGCCAACACGAAGCCTCATAACCTGCTCCGCGATATGACAAAGTTCATTGAGCATGAGAAACGCTCAAGCCCCGATGGCATCATGCCTACGGAGATGAGCGTTGCCCAGGCCGTCGAGCATGTCCGCAACGGTGCGCATAAGAAACGCCCCATCATAACGGAGAACCTTGGCTAAGGCCCATGGATGGGCTATGACTTTAGTTCCTCTGTAACCCAATAGGATCCGCCAGTATGGCAACGCAAATTCAACTTCCCCCCGGCCGCATAGTCGAGGGTAATGTCTACAAATCATCCACCATCGGGATGAACGGCCAGGTCAAGGCCAAGCCTGAATTCTACTTCGCCGTGGCCGTGGCCAAGAATGATCCGCAGCTTCCCGGCGTGTTCGGCGCCTACCTCGCCGAGGCACAATCCAGCTACGCACCCCATCGGCATATCCTCGGCCGGATCCAGCAAATCAATTTCGGCAACCAGTTCGCCTGGAAAATTGCGGATGGTGACGCACCCGATCGGCGCGAGCGCGCTGGCCAAGCCGGTTGCTGGATATTCAAGTTCAAAACCACTTGGGACATCAAAGTGGTGGACGCGAACAATCAGCCCATCAATGCGGCCATCTTGCGCACAGGCTTTTGGTGCGATGTGCTCGCCAACCTCGCCGGTAACGGCAAGCTCGATCACACCGCCGGCCTCTACACCAATCCGGTTTTCGTCCGCTGGCTATTCCAAGGCTACGGAGATGAGATTTTCCCAGGGCCGCAGGCTGACAAGGCCATGGGCGCCGCGCCGACGCAGCTCCCACCAGGGGCACAGCCGCAGCAAGGCGGATCGTTTCAACCCGGCGGCTCTGGCCCTTCTCAAGGCTCAATGGCTGGAACATATCCAGGGCAGGCCCCCTCTCACGCGCCTAACGTCGGATATCAAGCACCGGCTGCAACGCAAGGCCAGGCACCGGGAGGTTGGCAACAGCCACAGGTAAACCCTCAGTACCCGGCTACGGGGAATGGAGGGCAAGGCGCGGCGCCGACGCCTGGAAACGCACCTAACGGGGGACAGGGAGGCGGAAACCCTCAGAACCCGGCGGCCCATGCTGGTCATGCGGCACCTGGACAACATCAGCCCTCATCGGGCCAGGCACATGGGAATGTGCCGAATGCGACGACATACCCTTCTAGCGGCCCTACGCCGCAGCCCGGCGGCCCTGCCAGCGGCCCGGCTGCACAGGCGAACGCTCCGCAGTCAGCGCCTGCGGTTCCGGCCGGTGCCCACTATACGCAAGCGCAACCGGCCTCACCGACTGCATACCCTGGTAGCCCACCTGTTCATGGCTTCGCTCACGGCAACCCCGCCACGTCGTGAGCCTCGCGGCCGGTAGCCCCTGATACCGGCCGCACTTCCCTCAACCGCTTACCCACTCACAAGGCCAAGGAGTGGGAACGCATCCTCATGGCCAAATGGAACCAACATGATTAAGCTTGAATTCATACTCACCACGCCGCAGCAAGCCCACCACATGGTGGAAGCCTATGCCGAGGCAATGGCTTTCGTCACCCATGAGTTAGATGGTGCGACCGTCCTACAGCAAGGTGCATCGGAACGCGTCACGATGCAGCAATATGTTGCTGGTGCTGGTCTCGACGCCAACGGCGAAGCGGCCGATCAAGCCGCCGCAGCGGGCAAGGTGGATGGTCGCGGCGTGCCGTTCCATGGTGATTACCATTCGGGCAAGCTCAAGGACGATGGCACATGGGGCCGCCGCCGCAATCACAACAAGGCGCTGGCCGATGCATTCGAGGCACCATACCTTGCCCCAAAGCCCCCGTCCGGTGCAGCCCCGCTTGCACCGTCGACGGTTGCCACTACGGCGAATACTGCCGCACCGACACCTAGCGCCACGCCCGTGGCCACGGCGCCGACAGACGGCACATGGTCCGTGCCATCGGCGAGCCCCTCGCCGGCCGCGCCATATGTGCCCACCGTCGAGGAATACAAGGCCAAGTGGGTTGACCTTTGCCAGAAGCAGCTTGTCACCGGTGAGCATCAGAAGTTCATCGAAACGACGTTTAAGCATCATCCGTGCGATCCCGCGTTGATGGCCATCGAAGCCAACCGCCTTGCCATCTGGGCGCACTTCGAAAACTGGGCGAACGGCGTCAAGGGGTTCTGACACCTATACGGCGGGCACCCTCGGGTGCTCGCCCACCTCTAGGGGATGACTATGCTCAAAACCATCAAACGCATGCTTTCAAGCATTCGCGTCGCATTAGCGCCATGCCCGGCATGTCACGGCAACGCAAGGGAGATGATCAACTATGGAAACGGAGATGTCAGAGACTTACCCTGTTCCATGTGTGACGGACATGGAAGCTTTCGAGCATACAAGGTTCGCCGAGACGCTGATATCGCTGCAATCAATGCGCCGTACCGCTGCGGTTGCCCAGAATGCAGCGGCGAGTGGGACAGGTAGACCGATGTCATCTCGCCGCGCACGTGAGTTCCGCGATCGTCGTCTAAAGCATCTGTTCGGCGATCGTAAACGGCGTGCCCAGCGTTGGGCAAATATCAACAGCAAACACGGCAGGAAGATTGCCGAGTATCTAAGCAGGAGGGGCGATAATGTCGCGCGGCCCACGCAAAATTAGCGACGAAGACAAGAAACGCAAGGATCAAGGTGAGCCGCAGAACGAAGACATTGCGGACGGCCTGCGCAAGCAACGCATTCCGGTCACCTTGCCCAAGGTCAAATGGAAGGATAGGGAGGATCCCAAATGACACCCGCCATCATCACCGGCGCCAACTGCCTGTTGACCGCGCCGACAGACTGGGACGCAGCCACCCACGGCGAATGCTGCTCGCTCGCCGTGCGCAAGGAAGGCGACACCATACAGAGCGCGTGGACGCCCGACGCTGACGAGCTGGCGGTCCTCAATGCCGGCGGCGTCGTGGTCCTGACGCTCTACGGCGCAATCCCGCCGGTGTCGCTCCATGTGGAGTAGGTTGCTGCACGGCGCTTTCGGTATCTGGTGGCTCACGGCCGAGGACAAAGCGCTTTGCCGTGAGGTTTACGCCGAATATCTGCGCAAGCCGCCGGCCGGCGGCAACTGGATCGCCAGCCGCTACGGCCGCAATGGTTGGAACTTCGCCAAATGCATAGGCGGCGAAGGTGGCACGGTAAGGCTGTGCCGCTGGACCGAACCGCCAATCATCCTCAAAAACCCTGCAAGATTTCAGAGATAATGCCCCAAGTCTATGACACCGAGGCTTTCCCTAATTTCTGGTCCATGTGCATCAAGCCGGTGGGAGAGCCCGGTGTCTTTTACGAGATCTCCGATCGGCGGCGCGACAACGCCGCTTTGTGGCGCCGCATCGCCGCAGCGGACCAGATGATAGGCTTCAATAATCTCGCCTATGACTGGCCGATGGTGCAACATTTCATGGAACATCCCGACATCGATGCGGCCGGCATGTACGCCAAGAACCAGGAAATATTTGCGAGCAACGATCGCTTTAGCAACATCATCTGGCAACCGGCCGTGCCGCAAGTTGATCTGTTCACGATCCACCATTTCAATAATCGCGCCAAGTCCACCAGCCTAAAGAAACTCCAATTCAATATGCGATCCAAGAATGTAATGGATTGCCCTATCCCATTTGGTGTGCATCTCAACTATGATGAGATGGATATCGTCTTAGGATATAATGCCCACGACGTGACGGAAACTGAGCGGTTCTATCTGTCGAGCAAAGATAAGATCGACCTTCGCTGCGCCATCAACCCGGAATGGATAAACCAAAGCGACACCGGTCTCGGCCGCCGCTATTTTGAACGTGAGCTAAAAGCCCTCGGCGTGGAAACCCATGGCCGCGATGAACTGGGCAAGCGCGTCCCGCTCCAAACGCCCAGGCCGGACGGCGTCAAGCTGCGGGATGTGATTTTCCCATATATCTGGTTCACGCGGCCAGAGCTTGCCCACTGCCTCGATACCTTCCGGCGCGTGTGGATCGATGAGACGGGTAGCTTTGCCCTGCTCGACGGCAACGCCTGGTCATCGCACAGCTTCACGCTCGACGGCGTCGAGGTCACCGCCGGCCTCGGCGGCATTCACGGCAGCATCGATCGCAAGATGGTGCTGGCCGACAGGTACCACGACATCATCGATGTGGACGTGACGAGCTTCTATCCGAACATCGCCATCAAGAACCGCATCTTTCCCGCCCACCTCGGCCCGGCGTTTTGCGACATCTACGCGGCCCTGCTCGCGCGGCGCTTCCAGAGCGCCAAGGGAAGCCCCGAGAACCTCGCAATCAAGCTGGCGCTCAACAGCGTCTACGGATCCGCCGGAAGCCCCTGGACGTGTTTCTTCGACCTTGCGTGGATGTTCGCCGTGGCCATCAACGGTCAGCTGCTCATCCTCAAGCTGGCCGAGATGATGCTTGCCGTGCGCGGCGTGCGCCTGGTCCAGCTCAACACGGACGGCGTGACCGTCGTGTGCCCTGTCGAGCAGCGGGATGCACTCGCCCAGGCTTGCGCGCAATGGTCCGCCGGTTGCCAGATGCCCCTTGAGACAAATTACTACTCTCGTCTTTGGTGCAGAGACGTAAATAACTACTTGGCCGAGTACGCTGAGACGGGAAAGCTCAAGCGCAAAGGCGCGTACAATCCAGAGCGGGAATGGCACCAGAACCACAGCATGCCCATCATCCGCCACGCGGCGGAAGCGGCCATGGTGCGCGGCGAGGATCCCGAGCAGTTCATCGCGGCGCACGGCGACCCGTGGGACTTCCTCATGAGGCTCGATCTCAGCAAGTCCAGCCGCCTCCAGCTGGACGATGGCACCAGCCAACATGGCATCGTCCGCTACTACGTCAGCCCCACGGGCCGCAGCGCGGTCAAGCACATGCCCAAGACGACGACGCGCATTCATGCCCGTGGGCACGCTGACGTGATCGGCCGGCGTGGTTCCTGGTGCTGCACGGCCTGCTATAGCTTCTTCCCCACCAAAAAAGAATGGGAAGCCCACGCCGACGCCGAGCACGCAAGCAAGCTGCGGCTAGCACAGCAATACAACGGCGAGCCCATCGACTACGACATGAGGTTCTACGCTGGCGAGACAGAGAAACTTATCATCAGGGAAAGGTTTTATCCTTGACTATGGGACATAAGCAGCCCATAACAAGTCATCAACCAGGAGGAACCAAGATGAAGCGCAAATCTAAAGGCTACTATAGCGAAGCAGTTCCTACAGTTTACGATTTACCGGATGGATGTTTTAAAGGAACGCAGGAAGATTTTGAGAAGTTATCCCCAGGAATGCGCTTAGAAATTCTCAGAGACTGGAAAAGAAGAAATAAAAATTAAAGTTTACTATTGACAACCGCCCATAAGCAGCCCATATTAGTAATCAGAAGCAACGGAGGAACTCAGATGAAACTCTACAAATACATACTCAAGCACTACGGCGAAACGGAAGATCAGGAACTAGCAGAAATATTCGGAGATCTTCACAGACACCTAACAGAAGGAACCGGAAACAAAGACGAGATTGGACACCGGTTCGCAAAATGGGAAAAGAGGGGGATTTAATCCCCCAGACTTTCTAAAATAGTTATTGACAACCGCCCATAAGCAGCCCATATTAAGTACATAGACAGACGAACTGCTTCCGCGAAGGTCTCGGGTAAACCGAGGGAACCCTAGAAAAACCGGAAGTAGGGAGGCCCTAAAAGCCCAGTCAAACCGACGCGATATAACCCCGAAACATGGTCACACAGGAAACGATATTATGACCACACCCGCACAGATTAAAGCATTGCTCGCCGCGCACGAAACTGGCAACCCACTAAACACCGGCGTCAACACCCGCAACGGCAGTAACCTACGTATGATCAAGCGCCTTGCTGCTGATGGCCTGCTCGCAGGTGGAGAAGGGACACCCTACCTGATCACGGAGCGCGGCAAGGAAGCCCTGCGGCACGCCGGACACCTTAAGGACAAGCGCTCTTTCAAGGTCCGCTACGAAGGCGAGATCTGGACGATAACCGCACCGGCCGCCGCAACCAAAGCAATGCTCGCCGAGTTCGCCGCCCGCATGTTCACCGCAACCGTCATCTAATACCCTTGCCGCCGGGCTAGAACACTGGGAGGCCCGGCGGCCTCTTTGCTCAAGCTCAAGCTCAACAGGAGAAGACATTATGAGCAAGCGTTTCATCGTCGCCACCTTCGCCGACAAAACTACCCTCACCCGCACCACCACGAGCCCGTCGCTTGCATGGGCGTGGCGCGCAAACGCCACCTGGAAACACAACGGCATCCCGATGACGAACGCAACCGGGTTTTCCTCCAGCCACGAACTCGCCGATAAAGCGGCACGGCTGAACAGCAAATACATGGACAACCTAACGGTCGAAATCGTCCCCGCCGTCGAACACAAGGTGCCCGTGAAAGCCAAGCCGAGCGGCGCGTTCCGCGTTCGCCGCACCTGGCAACCGAGCACGAAAGGTAATTGGAAATTTATCAAAGACGGCAAGTCTCATCGCCGGTTCGACAGCCGCGTCGAAGCGCAGACATACATTGAAAGCATGTACGCCAATAATTGCATCGCCACTTACGAAATAGTCTAGTCACCCTTGCCGCCGGGCTATCGGCCCGGCGGCCTCTTTGCTCAAGCTCAACAGAGGACGACATTATGAGCATGAAGCCGATGCCCGACAACGTCGCCGATCAGCTCGCCGACGCGCGCAAGGTGGCAATCCGCTGGATCAACATGCAACGGGAGGCCGATTTGCACCTGATCAACACCGGCCGGCGTGACAAATTCATTGGCCACGAACTCCGCGCGGTCAGGCTGCGCGGCGAGATGGCCATGCAAATCATCGAAAGCATTAAACGGGAGTATCCCACGCGATGACCCGAAAGGCCCTTACTAAAACATCCATTCGCGCAATGGGGATTAAGGTCACATCGGGACCGCTGGCGACGATTTATGAATGCCCTTGTTGCAAACATGTCGAACGTTTTCCGAACGGAATACGCGGCATTGGTCGTGGTCATGGTCTACGGGAAGGTGGCGGATGCTATTCGCGTATGGCCGCACATATCCGCCGCGAGCATCCACATCAGAAGGCACAGTCATGACACCTTACGAGCCCAAGACGAAGGCATGCCCGACCTGTGGAGGGTCGGGCGTTCTGCGGATCGTCGGCCCCAAAAGCGAGCCGCGCGAGAAGATGTGCCCACGCTGCAACGGAACCGGAAGGGTTGCCAAATGAAGGTTGCTTGCCCAGCCTGTGGAGGCACAGGCAAAGCCACGTGGTGGGAAAAGGACGGCCACGGCGGTATGAAGAAAGTCACGGGGAATTGCCCCAACTGCAAGGGAAGCGGAAAGGTCGATAGGTGAATATCATTGTCCGAATGCTTTCAACCATGTTCCCCACTTGCAGCTGCGATGTTTGCGAGTGGGAACGCGATCACCCAAACGAAGGCCCTCTAATCACAAGGTGCAGATATGCCAAAAATTAAGCCCGGCGAGATGAACTTTGATCACCCGACCGTCACCGGAAAAGAGCGCGGTATCCGCCAGCGCGCGGGCAACGCAGAAACCAAGGCCGGCATCGCCCGCGAATACGGCAATCCCAACATCGGCCGGATGATGGATGCCGAGGCCGAGCGGCTCCACAAGCAAGCCGATGACATGGCAAAGGGGCGCAAGGGAAAATGAGAACGTTCGCCAAACTCATCCTGCTCTATTTCGCGGCGGTTGCCGTGTTGAGCATAGCAAACAATTGGCTCAAGCCTGGGTATGACCAGCGCGTGAGAAATGATCAACTTCGCCAATGGGAGTTGCAGGCACAAGCCAATGAGCGAGCATTACACCGCCGCTAGATGGAAGATAGCGTTCACGACATGCTTTGCTCGTATGCGCTATTACAAGAGTTTCCTCAAGGCTCAACATGTTCGCGGAGGTCTGTCGCATTGGGATCGCCGCACATGCGAAGTGTTCAACACCGGCTTTCTAGTCGAAGGCGCAAAACCAGACCGCGTCCTAGAGGAAAGCTTAGACATCATTCACTATGAGATGTTCAAACATGAGTGAGCTAATTGACGATGTAGTTGATGTTATTGGCGTCGCTGTTCACGGTGATACTTGCACCTGGAACAATGAAGACTGGGTAGCTCATTGCAACGCATGTCAAGAGATCGTGCAACGTCTTATGGATGGCGGCATGTCCGAAACCGCCATCCGCAACATGCTGGTGAACTATCAGCCCATTGAAGAACCCAAAACGTTAAGCGAAGCTATTGGACATCCTGTCGGTTGCTGGGCTGATCGCGAGCCGGTCAAATACTTTGCCCAACTGGCGAAACTACGGCGACAACTTGAAGCCGCAAAAGCGGATGGAAATCAGGCACATGTTGATGCCCTGGTGCTTGAGATCAGAACCTACAAGCACCAGGCCAACGCGGTTTGGGGAACCCTCGCCGGAACTCAGCCCACCGTCACCGGCGCGTCACCGGCGGCCGAGGACGGCTTGCCCACCGCTTGAGTTGCTGCGGCCGCAATGGGTGTGGCCGTCAACCCACCAGCCACGGCAGGCGTTGTGTTGGCCGTGACGCCTACCGGAAAATAGTCGGGGATGGTAGCAATGACCATATCCTCCAGCTTGCGGCGCATCTTCTCAGGATCCGGGTAGAACCGTTTGAGGATGCCCGGCGCCGCCGCTTGCGCATAGTCGGCCGCGACCTTCACGAACCAGTTGTCCACCTTGATGCTTGCGAGCCCGGCGCCTTCCTTGGACACTTCGCTCTTTGCCATCGTCATGGCATATTGAACACCTCGGCCGATGATCGCACGAAGTTGCGCCACAAGCTCGGCTTCCTCCTGCGCATTGAGCAGCGCGGCCCGGCTGTTGAGGAACCGCACCAGGAAACCCGCCACCACGCCGCCCACGATCGTCGCTGCGCCGCCTATCCAGTCAATGACGGCTACCGCCGTGGGCCGCACGTCCACGGTGCTCTGCGCCCACGCTGCGCCGCCTAGCAGCACCATCGCCACCAGGAACGTCAATCCCCATCTCAGTCTCATGTTCATCTTTCAATCTCGGGTTGAGGAATAATAAAACCGCCGCTCATGATGTGGCGAATGCGGCAAGAGACACAGCCGCATTGCACCTGCTTGCCGACGCGGCCGTGAGCTTCAAAAGTCAGAGCCCATATTGCGGCGAGTTGCTCGGCCGATAGAGTTTCTGGAGGCTCTACCATCCGAACCATGCCAGCATGCGTGCCATGATCCCAGGCGCGGCCGGTAGCGGCGCAGGCACCGGCGGCCGATCTATCATCACCTGGTGCTCGCTGGCCGCCTCCAGCTCGGCGATGGCCTTGACGATGGCCACGGTCCCGCATTGCTGGCTTACCGCGGTGGCGCTGTAGCGGCCATCGGCGACATACTTGCCCGCCTGGTACTGCGTCGTGAAGCTCCACAGGTAGGGCGAGTTCACGGCCTTGGCGACATAGCCGAACCCGTTATAGCGCTCCCACTCGTAGAGACACCGCTCGATTTCCCAAGTGGGCACGCTCTGTAGGCTGTGCGGCGGCATCGTGATCGCGTCGCGCGCGCTCTGCTCCCACGTGAACGGAGGCGAGCCCGAGGCCGGCCGACCGGCAGGAACGTGCGTGGTGCGCGCCGTCAGCGGATCGCCGTTGTGGAGATGTCCTTTCCAACTCTGGCCGCTCTCAAGGCTGTGAACCGCAGCTACCCACGTCCACGGCATACCCGGTGCGACAGCGGCGGCCGAGACGTACCTCGCCTTGCTCTCGAGCGCGCGTTGCGCAATGAGCGCGGCGGCCTGTCGCCGCTCCGGCCGCGTGCGCGCGGAGCGCCAGAGGTTGCCGTAGCCGACGTGACTTTGTTCATAGTTCATCGGCTGGTGTCACCCTTGTCGCGTGTCGTCACGGCCCCAATTCCCCACCCACGTTCAACACGTTGGGTAAGAAAGTCAATGTCCTTCCTCATGGCGGTACGTGTCTCGCTGTTGACCGCGTTGACGACATAGGTAATTGCGCCGACCGATGCACCGAATAGCGAGACCGCCCCGACAGCGACGCCGATGCCGACCGACACGGCGCGTACCCAGTCCGTGGGTTTGTGAAGTTCCTGACGCGCGGTAAGACTGGTCAGCGCGGTGACGACGGCATCCAACTTGCTGTCGAGCCCGGTCATGGCCTCGCCCAGGTTGTTCACGCTGCGCTCGACGTGGATTAGCCGGTTGCGCTGTTCCATCACCTCCAGTTTGAGGCTTTGGGTATCGTGCTTTGTCGCCGTAGGCTGTGCCGCTGCGCCAGGCATGTAGCCGACCCCTCCGAACCGCATAAAATAAAGCCCTGTAATATGTTGAATTACAGGGCTTTACCTTTGTTCCCTTATTCGTGCAAGTCGCCATCCGTGGGTGCGGCTTGTGGCGCTGCAAGCTGGGCGCGCACCTCGGTGAGTTCCTTGCTCATATCATCGATCGTGCGGCGAGCCGCAGCGAGATCGGCTTGCAGCATGACCACGCTGTTCAAGGCATTGTCACGCTGACCTTGCATTGCGCTAATCATATCCTGGGCGCGTTGAAGTTCTTGGTTCATGCATTCACACCTTTTATAACAACGAAGTTAATTACGATTGCTTCACCCAATGCACCTGCTGTTGTATTAGTCACCTCAATAGTACAAGTTCCCGCTGATCCACTTTTTACTGCAACTCTATATGCGCCCGCTGTTCCGGCTGATCCATGTACCGCATGCACAACATCAAATGTTCCGATGTTGCTATTTGTCAACACAAAGCTCACTGCTGTCGCCGCATTTAGCGAAGCGTTATTCATCGTGATCGCGCCGCACACTTTATCGAGCGTCACGCCGGTAGATTTGTTCGTCGCCTGGGTGATAGCTCCACCCGCGCCAGTGCCATAGCCAAGGCCGCCGAGCGGCGATGATGCGGTGACGGTTCCGGTTGGCCCGATACGTAAGCGCTCCGTCACGGCCGCCGCGCCGTCCGCCGTAGTGGAGAAAGCAAGCGCTGTCGGCATGTCGTTCGTGCCCGGCGTGCCCGACACAAGGGCCTGGATCAACGCGGCCGGAATGAACTGAGTGCCGTCCGAACCAGAGAACCGCAGATTTCCGAGCACGTCACCATTCTGGACAATGGTGTGCGTGCCCACCGTGGCGCCACGACTTTTATTGATTTCGTAAGCCGAGCCGTTAGCGTCCGCCGTCCAACGTGTGTTGGACATGCCAATGGCCTGACCGGAAATGCCGTGAAGTTGAAGTCTAGATGTCCCCCCACTTTGAGCGGCCGCAATGGCGGCCGTATGCCCGATCGAGACATTGGGCGAAGGGATGACAATGGCGCCGGATCCCTTGGCGCTGATGCTCATGTTGATATTGGTGTCTGATCCCTCGACACCGAGCAGCGCGGGATTGCCTGTTGTCCCGCCTGTAAGCAGCATTCGGTTGACCATCGTCGCACCGGCCGCAGCGGCGAACGAAGGAAACAGAAATGCGCCATCATCTCTGATATAGGACAATTGCGCGCTGCTTGTAATACTCACGGGTACGCCGTCCTCGGTTTGCAAACCGAATACAATATTATTAACGGCTTTGTTGCCTGTCGTGCGCCATCCACCTGGGCCAGCATGACAACTATAGAACATGCAGGCATGCACTAAATCTTGTGCATCTGCATCATTGCCGATAAGATCAATACCTATGCCTGTGGTTGCTGTAATGCGAGACACAGCGAGCCCGATAAAGACATTATCGTCGGCATCGTTTATTTCAAACGCAGTACCGTCACCGTGCGTGACATGCATTTGACTGAAGCGACAAAACACCGTCCGATTACCACCAGCTCCGGCCGGCTCGCCAGAGATCACAACGCCTTTTGCAGTTGCTCCAGCGTTCACCCAAATATTTTCAAAGGCGCATTGATATACATAATTCAAACCGGCGAACCCGGTTTCGCAAATCGTCTCAAGTTGATTGATCGTTCCTCCAACGCATACAATATTGCGGAATATACTATTCTCAATCATCTTGACGCGTAACACACGCGACGCAATGCCGTTGCCAGCTAAGGCAAAGTTTTCAACTCGGCAACCTGTGATCGTAGATGTTGCGGCTGATGCCGAACCCACCGTCAACAGAGTTGCGGCCCCACTCCGCGCTTTTAAAACGGTCCCGGTTTGATCAGAACTGCCGCCGAACATTCGGCCAGAAGAAACACCGACTAGCGCAACGGCACTACTATCTAGTACAAGATCAGTGACGGAATAAACCTTGGCATCGAAAAGAACAACGCCACCGCCGGCCGCTTCCATCGCATTAATTGCGGCTTGAATTGCCGCAGTGTCATTGGTGACGCCGTCACCAACAGCCCCGTAGTTCTTGACGTGGCCGTACAAGACGCCAAGATGATCTCTAATAGTTCTAGATACTAATGCCCCTTCTGTGGTAACGAGCGCTAGACTGATGTCCAGATCATCGGGACCATCGCTTTCGGACATGGTGCCGATGCCGACATAGCGCCAAGTGCGCGTAAAGCTCCCCTTGGTCGCCGTGATCTGGTAGGCACCGCCGGCCACATGAAAGAACGCATATCCCTCGCTGTCTGCCGACACCGGGTTACCCGTGGGCACCACGCCCGCGCGATCGCTAAACAAACTCGCGAGCGGCGTGCCTGATGTCTCTTCGCGCACTGTCACCGTAGCGCCGTTCTGGACGTTGCCCGCGTCGTCTACAATGTTCGCTTGCCAGCGTGCGAGTGCCATCTAATTGCCTTCCTGTCCGCGCCTGTCGCCTGTGGGGCCAACCTGCGTCACAAAGCTGATACCGTCAACGGCATAACCGGCCGCGCCGCCTAGACCGGCTGTCAAGCCCGAGAGCGCGTCACCTTGACCGGCGTTGCCGACAACACCAGGCGCGCCGCCCGTGCCGCCGTCGAAGTCCGTAGCGCCACCACCATCGCCGCCAGCGCCGCCAGCGTCCTGCGTGCCCACTTCGCCCGGTGATGGGCTTGACGTGCTGGTAGTGACATCGCCGCCGATGCCGCCTACGACACCCGCACCGCCACCTCCACCGCCACCGCGATAAGCACCGCCACCGCCGCCACCTCCACCGCCGTAGACTTTGCCGTCCTCGTCAGTCAGGTTGATGGGTACGCGCGTGTAAAGCGCCGTGCCGCCCTGGAACCCATTGAGCGGCGCACCGTCGTTAGATCCCGATGCGTTGCCGCCCACACCGCCCGTACCACCAGCGCCGCGTATGTCGCCGAGCACCACAATGTTGATTGTGATGCCGGCCGGCCAATCGCCCAGGTCGAAGCTCGGTTGCGCCGAGCTGGCCGAGCCAACGACAACGTTTGTCTCAAGCGTGACGGTAAGCGTGATCTCAGGGCTTTCGTCGCCTGTAACCTCGGGATAGATGCTGTCGTGCATCTCCCTTATGTTGACGTTGTTTATCGAGCTGTCGATTGTGATTGCCCGGTTGAGCAGGTCACCCGGATCGATGGTGCGGAACAGCATCTCATCCGCTGTCACCTCAAACCGATCGGACATTGGATTGAGCCGCGTGATCTGGATAGGCGCATCCGATGCTAGCCCAGTCTCATCCTGGATTGACCAGCTCGTCAGCCGATAGCCGCCGCCGAGCGTTGGGTTCTCGGGACCATGCCGGAACAGGTTGAAGGTAAAACGCCGAGGTGGATCGCGGAACCGGCCGAGGATGATATCGTTGAGCCGCACGGCCACGGTGCGCGCACCAAACGGTATCCAGCGCGAGAAGATTTTCTTAATCATCGGCGTACCGTAGGCTAGCTCGGCGTCGCCATCGATCGTCAATACCGCACTGCGAAAGTTGCGTTCCTCATCGATCGGCGCGAGCGGATCCCGCTGGCCGAAATAGGTCAACACCTGGGTAAGCCGCGTGTTGGGCTGCTCGGTTATCGAGAGCGTGCCCTCAAGCGTGTTGTCCTCGCCGAACACCTCGGCCACGGTGGAGATCCCGCGCAGCACTTGCAACCTGATTTGCTCGGTCAGCGGCTCCCACCACACCGCAAGCGCGGCCTGCTCGATCATTTCGGACACAAGCTTGCTCACGTCGGTAGGCTCGGCGATGTTGGCGCTGTAAACCTGTTGAAGGTAAGTGGCCGTCTCGGTCTGCCACGCGGCGAGCGGTATGAACGCATCGTCCACTCCGGCGTAGTTCACCAGCAAGTCGCGGATGATATCGGCCACATCCTCGCCCACATAACGCAACACCAGCTGGGCACGCGATCCAGCGGCGTGGCTGTCGGCATCCGTCCCGAGTTGGGCGCGCGCCGTGATCGTCACCACCTCGCTGCCGCTCACGCGGGTGAACGCCACGATCTCGCTACCGCTCAAAGCGATGTAGCCGCTGGTGGGGTAATCCTGATCCCCGATGCCGACAGGGGACAGTGTGAAGCTGGTGTCATCCGCATCGATGCTGCCCACCAGGAACCCACGGCTCGCAAGCGGCGCTTGGCTGCGGTCACCATCGGCGAACTTCAAAATGTCCTGTGCCGTGATCGTGTAGGCACCGTTCTGTGGCGTTGGCCCGTTGGTGCTCTCGATCACGAAGTGCCGCGTTTCCATCTCAGCGAGGGTTTGACCTTCAAGCCCCTGGATCCAGCGGAGCGAGCGGCCTTGCAAACGCTGGCCGTACCGCGCGCGCCACTTGCCCCAAAAGGTTCCACTGTCGAACGCCTCGCCGTTGAAGATGTGGAGATGATCGCTAAACGTCACGTCGAGCCTTGCGCGCGTGCCCAGGTCCGAACCAAGCGAGATGGTCGAAGGGCTATAGCTGATGCCGGTCAGCGAGGGGATAGCCTCAACATCGGTCGGGGCATAGTCGCAATCATAGGTGAACCGGAACGTGGTGGTCTCGACAGGCGAGGCCGGGTCAAAGGTGTCAACGTCCAGCTCGATAAAAGTGAGAGCGCGCATTAGACGATACCGCCCATCTCAAAGTCCACGCTCATCATGCCGTTGGGCCGCTGGTTCGCGGGCTGCGGGTCATTCGTCAACCAGGCGTAGCCAACCTCGCGCGGATAGCTCGACGGGCGCCAGGCAAAAAAGAACGGGTTCTCTTGAGCTTGCAACAGGAAGGGTTCGAAATATGTCCGATACCAGTCCGGCATGAGGTTTTGCAGCTTCACCGCCGTTGCCGTCTTCTGATTGGTGATGATGCGGCCGAGGAAGTTGCCGCTCTCGCTGCGCGCGTTGATGACCTTGGCCGAGCGGCCGTAATTGATCGGCGTGTGGCCGACATAGATCCGGCGTTGCAGCACGAGCAGCGCACCGGCGTAGCATACCGCGATCGTGGGCGCGGCGTTGCCAGACTGGAGCCGCAACCGGATCGAGGCATAAGCAAATGGCGTGAAGCGGAACAGCGCGGGCCCATCATTGGGCAGGATCACCGGCGCCACCAGCTCCACCCATGTGTCAGGGCTGGCGTCCACGTCGAGCGCCTCGACGCTCACGGCAATCTGCGCGGTGAACAGGTTGTGCTTGGCGATGGCGATATAGTCGAGCGTGGCAATCCCAAGGTTCGTAACGGTCACATACTCATCAGCCTCGGGACTTGATAGCTCGCCCACCCATCGCAGGTTTGTAGACGGGTTCGCCATGTTCGAAGCTGGGAAACCGGCCGCAGCGGTCAACGCGCTGATGCTCAAGGTGGTGACGATGTTGTCATAACCGATAAGCGGGTTGTCGCCGGTGATGACACCGCCGCCAGATACGCTGTCCGTGATGACGAGATCTGACGAGATTACAATGCTCATCTCGACACCTCGATTTTGTAGCCGTCGCGGCCGGCCTGGTTGATCAAGTCGATAAGCCCCACTACTTGCTCACGCCCGAAGCTCTGGCCTTCAAGGTTCACGTAAAGCCCTTGCTGTGGAGTGGCGGCCGCGCTCCCACCGCTCGCGGCCGTCGAGCCGCTCGACGCGGATCCGCCACCGCCACCAGAGGAAGACTTAGACGTGCTGCGGATGTTGGCCACCTGGGCGAGGCCGGCCGCGACAACGGCAGCCGCAGCGGCGAAGTTGAATGGAGGCGGGTACGCGGCGAGCGCCTTCGTGGCACCCTCGAAGGTGTTGATCAACGCCGACGCGATGGCCACGGCCTTGGAATTGGCAAACACCTTTTCCAGGTTGCCCGCGATGTTCGATGCCATGCTCGCATAGGCGCCCACCGCCGTCAGCGTGGCTTTCTCCATTGCCCGGCCGTAGGTTTCCGCATCGATCGCGCCAGCCTGCAACAGCCTGTTGAGCTTCTCTTGCTGAGTAATCATCAGCTCTTCGGGCGTGGAGGTGTCCTGAATTATCTTCAGGCCCTCGCGCCGCAAGGTGTTGTAACGGTCCAACTCCTGGTTCATTTGCTTTTGGGCGGCAAGCTCGGCGGCTTTAGCTGCGGCTTTTTCTTCGTCCGTCTTTTTGATGTCGGGGAGCTTGTCTGTCGATGGCGCCACATTTGGCCCCATCGCGCCGCTTGTCGTGCGGTCAAGCTCACCTTGAGCGATAGCGAGTTGCTGGTTGATCGCGTCGAGCTGCCCCTTTCGCGTCTTGACGATGTTCTCCAGCCCCACGGCGCCCGGTTGCTTGGCAAGCCGTTCCTCTGCATCGGACAGGGCATTCGTGGCATCAGTGGCCTTCGTGGTCAGGCTCTCGACGGCCTGCGCGGCCGTAGTGGTGAACGCGCTTTTGATCGCCTCGCTGATGCCCTGGATTGAGACGATCACCACCCGCGCCACATCGACAAGGCCGAGCAGCAATGGCGTGACCAGGATCACCGCGTTTTTCAGCGTAACACCAAAGGCTTCCGAGCTTTCATCCACGGCTACCGTGAGCAAACGGATTGCCTCGGCGAAGTCGGTTCCAACTTTGACGGAAGCGCCAGACATCACCAGACCAAGGCCGGCGGCCTCGGCTGACATCTTGGTAATGCCCGCGCTACCATTCGACAACAAACGGGTAAGCTGTTCTGTATTTGCACCGAATGCCGCGTTTGCCAACTCGCTGCGCTTGGCCTCGGTTGTCAATTCATTGTAATGATCGGCCAGCAATTTAAGCGCCGCTACAACATCGGTTGTGCTGCGCAATGTCGTCAGGAACGCCGCATCATTTTCTTTGAGCTTATCTACAAGCTCGCCGCTTCCGTCATGCGCTTCCTTGAGCCGATCTTTGAACGTCTTCAACGTCTCGTTGAATGCCTCATGATCGAGCCCGGCTTGCCGCGCGACATGGCCGAGTTCTTGCAACTGCGTCGAGGTCACGCCGATATCGTCGGCCGTTTTGGCGAGGTCGTGCAAGCTGTCGGCGACCTTGACGATACCAGCGATTGTGAAGCCGGCGCCGATCGCGGCTATCCCGCCCTTGAGCGCCGTGCCGATCAGGCCGCCGACATTGGTTGCCGTGGCCGCAAGCGACTTGATGGTGTCCTCGGCCTTGCCCACGCCCTTGACGAAGTCGGCAGCATCGAAGCCGAGCCGAACGCGCAACGCACCAATTTCGCTTTCAGCCATCGCCATATGCCTCGTAGTAGATATCGGCTACGTCATCCTCTGACATGCCGCCGCAGTATTCCGGCGAGGGTTTCAGATGATCGAGCCACCACCATATTTCTATAGGCTGCATTGACCAAAAATCCGAACGGATTACGCGGCTTGTGCAGACTAGCGCTTGATATGCGCCCCTGACGGTTTTTCCTTGTTGCGCCCGCGAGGCGCGCGGGCGTTTCCCCTTGCTGGTGCCTCGACGGTATCGGCCGCAGCCGCAGCAAACACGGAAGGCGGTATCATCATCACGAGCAGCGTTTCGACGGCCCGGCGGATCTGGGAAGACAAGTCCCCCGCGAACATGCCGGCATAAACCTCATCGTCGCTCACGCTCGCGCCAGCATAGCGAAGGATATCCCCATAGGTGCGCGACAACGTAGTTAGCGAAAGCTTTTTACTGTTTACCGCGTCAGCAAGATCTTGAAACGTGAAGTATTCTTCAATGATGGCAATAGCACCGAGAATACGATTTGGCGGGATAGTGTAAGTCTGATCTCCCCAATCAAGTTCGACTTGTTTAAATATCACTTCCCTATCACTTTCTGTATTTCAGACCATAATTCATTTTTGACATCGCTAAGCAATTGATCCTTGCCCGCGTCCCATGCCGGCCGCATGAATGGTTGGGCAGGAAGGTTGGACGTACCGAACTCTTGCAAAGTGGCTTGAGGTAGCGCACCCGCTCCGGCGTATATGTTGACGTTGTCACCCTCACCACGAGCTAGCAAGTATTGTCGGCGAGATAACCTTGTCGATACTTTGATAGAACGCTTTAACTTACCGGACCGTCGAGGGGCAAGCGACCGCGCTTTGTCGGCGATCGGCGCAAGCACCTTCCGGCCGACCCGCTGGAGCGTGCTGCGCTGCACGCCCTTTGGAAGCTCTCTAAATTTGGCTTGCAGCTCGGCAAGCCCCTCGATCCTGAATTCGTCCATGGGTGTTGACCTAGGCCGGGCTACCAGGCGTGTAGGTGATCGTTCCACTGCTGTTGAGCGTCGCCTCAAACGTCATGGCGTCTTTGTAGCTCGCCGTTTCCTTGAAGCTGGCCATGAAGAACGTTCCCGTCAGCGTCGCGCCATCAGGGAAAATGAGCGTCAAGGCTTGCATGCGGTTTGTCGAGGACGCGCCCGCGAACCAATCGTTCTTGAGCCGCGCGTTCTTGGTCACGCCGTTGAGCGTAATGTTCACCTGGTTCTCAGCCGGCAGGCTGAGCAGCGTGCGCCATCCGTCGTTTTCATCGCTGGTGATGTCGATGGGCTCGCCGTTAAGTTCGATACCCTTCTCGCGCACACCAGGAATTTCTACCTGCGGGCTATCATCGCCCCACAGGAACGTCACTTGCCTGCCTGCAACTGCGACCATCTTAGATGCTCCTGCTCAAAACGATGAAATCCATGGAAACCCTATACTCGTACGCGGCTTGATTTGCACCACCCTCGCGCAAATCGCGCACCACGTCGAGCGAGATATAGGGGAAGTTGGCGTCCTCATAACCCGAGATCTGGGCGCGCACCTCGCGCGCTACTGCCGTGGCGGCCGAGAAGCTGCTTGCCCAGGTGTCAATTTGGACGCGCACTTCGTCAAGCCCCACCTCGCCCTCATCGGCATAGAGCGGCCCGCCGGATACCTTGTTGAGCGTCACGGCCGGCAACGCGGCGGCCTGCTCGCGCGATCCCCAATTCATCCGGGTGCCCACCAGGGCAACAAGCGGAGTGCTCGCCTCCAGCAACGCTAGCAACAGTTCTTCCATTTACGTGGTCTCCACCGCCGCGATGTCGTCGCGCGCAACCGTGTCAATCTCGATCCAGCGGCGGCGCTGCTTCTCGCGAACGCCGGTGATGTTGAAGGTGCGGCCGTCGAATATGATGCGGTCAAGGGGATTGAGCGTTGCGAGCGTGGGGCTGTAGCGGACCGTGAACCGCGTCGAGAGTTGCGCGCCCACCTCCAGCGCGCGGAACGCCTCACCGGCGGACACGTCGGCGCGCTGTGCCTTGCGCTGTGCCAACGTCGTCCATGTCTCCACACCCTCACCGAGCCCGTTACGTTCGATCGTGACGCGCTGCAAGGTAATGACGCTCGTGAGTATCGCCGCTCCAGTCATCGAGCCACCTCAGGCTTACCGCTTTTATATTGAATGAATTCCAATGTGATTGTGGTGACATCGTTCATGCGCTGATTAATGGCAATCGCACGAACACCTCGAACCTTGCGGCCTTCCTGATCACGCACCACGAAAAGGTTGCCTTCCTTTTCAACACGCAGATCGCAAAGCACTTCCGTCATAGCCCTACCGCCTCGGCACAGAAACCATTTTCCATTTCCGCCCGAGAGTATTGGCACCAGGCGAGCCGCGCCGCCCACGCCGATCTATCGGGGAATGCTAGTCTGTCAGTTGGCACAATATCATGAGCCGCGATATCCCACACCATGCTGCCTGGATCCATGGCCACGGTTGCGCGGCCGGCGAGCACCGCGTCCACGCCGCTGTTGCTGTTGAAGGTCACCACCAATCCGGCGCCGTCGAGCACCTCGGCGAGGCTACCGCGCGCCTCCTTCATCCCGTGGAGATCTCGCGAGCCCCGCGCGCCTGGGTGCGGACGGAACCGCACCTCATATCCAGCCGCGCGGCAGCCCGCCGCCGCCGTCCGATACCAGTTCCCAATGTTGACATGCTTCACGCTTTGGTCGCCGAGCACCTGTCCCATGATCACCGCCGGACCGCGCCGCGTCGAGAAGTCCCCCCATGGCTGGACAGCGATATCCATCTCGGCGAACCGCTCGGCACCGACACCCGGCGGGATGACGAACCGACCGCGCCCGTTGAGCCCACCGCCAAAGCTGACCGAGGTCATAGCGAAGCGGTCGCCGAGATAGCCGCGTTCCAGAATGCACACCTCGCCGCCGGCCGCGTGCTGTTGGCCGATGGCCACCTTGTTGCGCACGCCCCACATCACAACGAGATCGGCCGGCGCATAGCTCGTGCTGACAAGCACCTTCCACCCACGCCGCGCCAATCCCTTGGCGAAGGATCCCCCGAAGCTGGCGTGATGCGGCAAGCTCTCGTTGGCGATGATTACCGCTTTACGCTGCATTCTTGAAAGCCTTGATTGCGCTGTTGGGATTACAGTTGATCACCTCGATCCCTGCTCGCTCATAGTGTCGCGCCACCCGAGTGAAGCTATCCACCACCTCGCGTACGGACTTACGGGGGAACGGCTTGTCATCAAAAAAATAGCTGTAGGGCTGGTGGAAGTCATAGCCGTAGAGATAGATGCGCTCGGCGCCGAGCGCGGCGGCAAGGTTGATGGCCACATACCCTGAGCAACCCGGCGTGGTGCCTGGTCCGCTCGACAACGTCGCGCCGTCGAGCATCGGCATTGCCTGAGCAACCCGCCGCCACAGCTGGACGCGCCAGCCCTCGAAGTGGTGGAAATTCTTGTGATAGGTGCAAATGTGCAACTCGGTCGAACTGGGCAAGCGGGTGATGCGCTCGCGAGCGGCGCGGGCGTAGTTGTGATCGAGGGTGAACCAGGCATGGCACGGCTTGAGCAAGCCGGCATCGTTCACGCCGATCACCAAACCGGGTAATTGTTCCGTGTCTAAATCTTTCGCCGATGGGCCACCACCAACAATACATGCAATCATAAATTCCGCTTCCAACGCCTTTTAGGTTCTGCAATCTTCGCCGCAGCACGCAATCTACACGGTCGCGACCATTCACCGCCGGATGTCAAACCCATATCCATAAAACCTGATGCACGTAAAGATGTACCTGGTTCGTCTTGAAGTGTATATGTCCAGATTTCTTTATAACCTAAAGCTTTTGCTGCACGCGCAAGTGCCCCATAAATCATAGAGCATGCATTTTCATGACCTTCTGTTGCACATCGACTAATTACAATCTTCGCCTCATGTTGCCATACTCTAGAAGGATTACCAGCGACACCAACACCAACAATTACACCATCAGAAATACAAGAGACAGCAAATAAACCGCCTTGTAAATCTGGTAAATGCCTATGCCATTGTTTGACAATTTTACAAGCTGCTTTGACAGTGCATGGATAAAGTTGCATATTATTGCCACACCTGCTCCGCGAACCGCAGGCCGAGGCCGAGCCGCCGCGCCATGCTCTCAAGCAATAGCCGCTCGGCTATATAGTCGTGATTGCCTTCCTTGGTGGCGCCGGCCTTGTAGCCGTCCATTCCCCAAAAGCCGCCATGCGCCTGATAGGTGGGCGAGAACGCGGCGTCAGGGGCGAGCGCGACACCGGCGGCGATGTTGTCGAAACCCACCAGGATGAGTTCGCCGCCGGGCGCCGCGTTCTCCATTGCCCAGCACGCCGCAATACCGCCGCGCGTGAGTTCCCAGTTCCCCGTCTCGCCGCAGCCCTCGATACCGGCCGCACGGCCTTCCTGGTCAATCCAGCGGCTATGCTGCTCGACGGTAATAGAGCGCTCGGGCAACGTCGAGAACGTCCCGCGCGGGCAATTGAGAATGGACGCTACCCACGCCTCGGCCGGCATGCGGCGATTATGCTCGCGCCATTGCTTGATTATCTTGGGATGCGTTTCGATTATGCCGACGTCGTAGCGCTCGCCGTAATCGGCCGGATCCTGCCAATCCCAATTCCACATGCGCACGACGCGATCGGCCGTGTCTATGCGGGTTCCCCAACCTCGGCCCTCGGGAGATCGACCGTGGCCGATGATAGCCGTGGTTCCTGCCAAGCTTTGACGTGATTGAAGCCGTGCAAAGTTCCGTCTGTATTGCAATTGCTGCACGGATTGATCCCCTCGCGGCCCGCGAATAGCTGACGCCGCCGCTTGTGCATAGCTGGAGATGTCCAGATTTCCCAAAGATTTTGATGCACGAGGTTGCCGTAGCGGACGCGTTTCGACCAATCTTGCACACAAAGCAGCACGTCCCCATTCCAATCAACCGTCATCTGATAGGCCAGATAGTGACACGGCCGCTCCGGCTGTACCGCATCTTGCTTGCCCATCGTCACGGCTCCCGCGCGATTTGTGAGCTTCAAGCCAAAGCCATCTTCCTCGGTATGCCATCGATCGCGCAAGATATAACCGTCACCCTCGACAAGGCCGGCGCCGTCAAGCATCGCCTTGAACCTGAGCACCTGATGCGGCCCGTCATACATGCTCACGACGATGCAATCGAGGCCGAGGCGCGCGAGGTCGCGGGCGCCGTCCTCGGTCAGCCTGTCGCCGTTCGTCACCAACTCGACGCGCCAACCGTGGCCGCACAGCTCGGCGACGACGGCGAGGAATGCCGGATGCAACATCGGCTCGCCGAACCCGCACAGCACGACGGCACCCTTGAAGTCGAGGCCGAGCAGTTCCGTGCGGATCCGCTTGACCAGGCCGAGCGGCATGTGAAGCGCCTGGTTCGGGTAGGTCGCAGCGTCAATGCGCGGACAGAAGACGCAAGGGCGCTTGCTACCGGCGGAACGGTTGCAAAGCTCTGTCAGGTTGAGGTCAAGCCAGCTGGGCATGGGCGCCCCATCAGGGCCGCGCTGCACATCGTCAATGAAACCGGACTTACGCCGCAGGTTGGCTTTCGTCGCCTCGGTCAGCGCCATCACTTCACCAGCTTCCTGAAGATCATGAGGCCATCGTGCAACCCGCCGAGCGCATCCTCGCGGTAGCGGGCTTCAAGCAGCTGCAAGCGCGGCCAGTGCGAGAACGCCTCCACCGCGCCGCGAAAGCCGTTGATCGTCTTGAGCGCATAACGCTGCTCGCCAACCGGCAAGAAAGCTTGATGCACAACAAACAATCCGCCGTCCGCAAGCATGCCCATGCTGTTGTCGAGCGACGCAAGGAACTTCTCATATGGTTCTGCCACATACCAAAGCATTTGCGACCAAATGACGACATTGAATGCATGCTTAAACGCCGGAACAGGTTCGGATATGTCCCCATGAATGAATTGCATGCTTGGACGAATTGCAGCGGCCTGTTGCAATGCGGCTTTGCTGATATCCATTCCGCTCCACTTGCCGCCGCACTCGCTCCAAAGCTGGGCGAGTACATGACCGTGGCCACAGCCGATCTCCAGCCCCTCGACGCGCTCGCCGAGGTATTTGTTCAACCGGCCGATGAGGTGGGCACGCGCCCAACGATAATACGTCGCCCGCTCGCCGCTCGTGGCGCTCTGGCCCCACGGATCCGCATCGGTTTCGTAGAGCCGCTCGAAATCGCCGACAAATTGGAGCGAGCCGTTCTCAAGTTCTTGGAATACCGTCATAAACGCTCCAGAATTTCTGCATCAGCTCGATGCTGCCGCACGTCACCATGAAGTAGCCGCCGTCGAGCCCGGTCACGTTGCGCACAAGTACGCCGCGCGCGGCAAGCTGCTCGCATATGCCAGCCGGATCCGGGTGCTGCACCAGGACGCTATTGCCATGCAAGCCCCACGCGGGCAAGCCAGACATTTGAAACTGACGCCGCAGCCAATCGCGGCCGCCCATCACCTCGCTTGTCCAGCCTTCCACCTCAAGCCAGTTGTCCATAAGCACACGAGCGGTTGCCATGGACAGCGCGCCCACTTCGCCGCTCGGCCGGATCGCGTCGAGATAATTGAGCGTCGAGCGTGCGCCGACAGCATAGCCGAGGCGGATGCCGGCCGCGCCGAACGCCTTCGAGAAGGTCCGCAGCACGGTCAGGTTCTTGAACTGGGCATGGCCACCGATGGCGCTTTCGGCGCCAAACCCATGATAAGCCTCATCCACCGCCACCCAGGTATCGGGAAGCCGCTCGCAAATCTCGAAGATGTAGCCGCGCGGAAAGTATGTCGGAACTGGTTGCCCAGGGTTGACCAGCAACAAGAGATCGGCCGCCTGCTCACGGCAAGCCTCGACAACTTCTCTGACGCGCAATCTCTCATGCGGGTTCGGCTTGATCTTGATCAGCTCGACGCAGAAAGCGCGCGCGTAGAGTTCGAACATTGCGCAAGTCGGCCACAGCATTGCGACACGTTTGCTGGTGTGAAGCAACATGAGCGAGCGGATAAACTCTTCGATTCCCGCGCCCACCACCAGCTCGGTAGGTCGCACGTCGAGGAACTCGGCGAGCCGCTCATAGAACGCCGGGTAATCGGGATAGAGATGCCATGGCGTGTTGGCGATCGCGTCCAGCACCTTGGCGCGGATGCTTGTCGGCCACGCTTCCGGCCGCTCCAGCCGGTTGAGACGCATCGTGTGCGGCGGCATCTGGATCCGGCGCCGCTCGATCTCGGGAAGGTGGGCGAACATCAAAACCACCTGTTGAGGATGTAGGGGCTGATGAGGCTGTTGCGTGTGGTGAGGTTCTTGCCGAACACGGTCAAGTCGGCCGAGCCCGCCGTATCGTACATATCGGCCACGGCGAACAACAACGCGTGCGTGATGTCGGCAGGTACATCAGCGCTTGCCCAGCCCGCTGTAAACGTGATCGTCACCGGCGCCGCAGCGTAGACATTGGCGGATGGCCACACGCCGCCGAGCGGGGGATAAAGGAAACCTCCCGCGTCGCCGGTCAAGTTCTCCTGCCAATCATCGCCGGCCGGCGAGACGCTCGACGTGGGACCGTGGAGCGTTTGCGCCGCGCCCAGGCTGTCGCGGTAAACGATGCTCTCGACGGCCGAGCACTTCCCGCGCGGCAACCAAATCTCGCCGCACACATCGCGCGGGAAGTCGCCGAGGATCCACATATGCGATCGGCTGTAGATGGTGCGCTTCGTCGCACCCTCGGCCCACTCTATGGCGGCACGGCTATAAAGCTCGATAATCGTGTCGAAATCGTCGCTGTCTTCCCGCAGGTGGGCTTTGACGAGATCGAGGCTTAGCGGGAACGGCGAGGTATCAAGCGGCGATACTGCGGTTGGCGACTTGGGCGAGAGCATGGGCGAAATCCATTCTTGGGAAGCAGGTAAGCGCCGAGCCCGGCGAGGCATTCACGATTTGGATATGGGACGGTAGCTTCTTCGCCGCCGTTTCAAAAGCTCGGATGAAACTGACATAGCTTTGTGTATTGCGCAAGGGCGGTTTATGGGCACCAAAGAAATGAGCACCCTTGGCGTTGCTCATGTCGAAGCCCACCAGGATGATACTGCGCGCGCCGAGCAACAGCGCGAGGTTGACGCCCTGGAAACCGCTGTTGCCGCCGTAATGAATGCAGTTGGGGGACAGGCTAAAGCCCGGTAGATCGTCGCCAAAGATGAGGTTGAGGCCGTAAGCCGCCTGCTCGCGCACCTTGTCGTTATGCCGGAAGCGGCTTGGGCGGCCGATCGATGACCAGCGCTCACCGGCGAAATCGCGGGCGCCCGCACGGTCGCGCCACCACGAGGCGTCACATGCGTAGAGCACATCGGCGAGCGGGAGACGTTTGTAGGCGTCATTGACGGCCACAACCGGCAACCCGCTCGCCGCTATGGCTGCCGCCACTTCGCCCGTCAGCGAGGGACCAGAGGCGGCCACCACGCACGCTGACCAGTTAGCGCGAGGATTTACCTCGGCCACCTGTGCTTGTGAGGGTACGAGCGGGTTCGGGCGTTGGCGTGGGGCTTGCGGCCTGTTCCTTGTGCTCGAAGTCGGGAAATACCGTGGGCGCCGCTACGGCAGCCTCCAGCGGTGCGGGTGATGCGTCGCGCTCAATCTCGCCAGCACCATCGGCCCGTGCGCATTTGGCGTGGGCGAGCGAGATTTTACGCGGGATAGCATATTCCCCCGCATACAATACACCTTTCGGCCCAATCCAGTCTTTCTTGAGAATTAGCTTCATTGTCTCGCCTCGTTGCAAGTAAGTGCCCACCAAGCAATTAGGCTGCTTGGTGGGCGATAGACTGGTAAGTCTTACAATCGTTGGCGGTTATTACTGGATCGTGCGAATGAACTTGGCTGCGTCGTTATTGAGGACGATACCACCTTCACGACGACGCACATAGAAGCGAACGAAGCCAATATTGGTTACGTTGTCCCTGGTGATACGCAGGCCGACGCGGTCAACAAGCAGGTAGGCCCGGCGCCATGCCCCAAAACCGATGGGGAAGTTGTTCGCCGCGATGTCGGGCATTTGCTCCCAAGTCTCGACGGGATAGCCGAGCAGCATAGCCGGCTGGCCAGCCTGCAAGCCCGGCTGCCAATGATACTGGCCCGTGGTGTCCTTGAGCTTGCGCACGCTGGCCGTGGTCAAGCTGTTCATGATCCACTGAGCCTCGGACCGATAGGCGCTGTTGAGCGCATAGACGGTATCGATAAGCGTATCGGCGCGGATGCCGGGCGATGCCGGGCTGTCGTCCGCATCGGTATCGCTGACGATATACTGGTAAGCCGCAGCCGCGCGCAGGGGCGAGGCGAAGTCCGCAGTCAGCACCGGCGTGGTATTCAACATACCCGTGGGCTTGCTGGATCCGTTGCCGCTGATGACGGCCGCGCCTTCCTGCAAGGCGAACTCCTGAGCCACTTCGTCAGTCAACCAAGCCTCGACGTTGAAGAAGATGTCGTCCAAGCTCCATTCGCTGACCTGCGGGTAAGCATACAGCTCGCCGTGGGTTGGCACCACCTCGCGCAGCGTGGGCGTATCGGTTGCCACGCGGCTCCCGGTCTCACCCACCCAGCCGCTGGACGCGCCGCGCAGCGACACGAGTTCCTTATAGTCCGACGTGCCGACCTGGACGACCTTTACCAAGCGACGCACCGGCGAGAATTTGAGCTCAAGCTGTTCGATCGTGCGGCTGATTTCCTCAGGAACAGCATAGCCGCCGGCCGAAGGGGTGCCGATGGTGATGTCCTTGTGTTCCATCCGCGCCTTGTGGGCGAGCTGCTCCATTTTCTGTTCGTAGCCAGAGTTCTGGCCCTTGCTGCGGATCCACCCGTTGAATGCGGACTTGTACTCATCATTGAGCACATCGGCCGCCGTCTTCTTCGGGTTGCTGGCGCGCGCTTCGAGCAGCTCCAGACGATTGCGCTGGAATTCCATCTCGCGCTCAAGAGAGGTTTTCAGGCCATCGAACTTGACGATATCCTTGTCGATCTTGCCGAGCTTGATTTCCAGCTCCGCGACTTCGGACTTGTTGCCCTTCTCCAGCGCCGCAATGCGCTTATCGTTGGTTTCCTTGTAAGCCTCGTAGGCCGTGCCGATCTTGTCGATAGCCTCGTTGATCTCGGCGAGCGTGGTCATGCTTGGTCCTTTATCGGCGCCAAAAGGGCACCGCAATAGTGTCGGTTGCTGGTTTTGTCTCGGCAGTGAATGCCTTGAGCAATTTATTGATCTTCACTTCGCCAAGATCCAGCATCGCACCGGACTTGCCGTCTTTCTCGGTCTCCAGCATCGCACCGGATCCAAGCATCTTGGAAACCATATCGCGCGCCGCTGCTTTTGAAAAGCCGCCTTTGCGCAACATGCTTTCTGTCTCTTTGCTCGACGGAACATAAGTCCCATCGGACGTTAGGCGCGACTTGACAGCGGAGACTTGCGCCAGCGGGTTCGCGGCCATGGATACGAGCGACACCTCGACAAGGTCAAGTTCCTTGAGGACGCGGTGAACGCCGTTTTCCTCATCGTCCACCCAATCGCTGTCGAGGGTGCGAAAACCGATCGAGAGGCCGCGCAATGCCTTCATTTTAAGCAGGGTGCGCATTTCGTTGCCAAGCTGTGTGTCGGCGAGTTCACCCTTGACCGCGAGCCCACGCTTATCCTCTTCCATGCTTACCCACGCTCCAGCTACCTGGTCCGGCCGGTGCATCCAGAACATAAGCGGCATGGTGCCCTCGGCCCGGTGCTCGGCGAGGGAAGCCTTGAAGGCGCCAGGCGCAATGACATCGCCCACGAGATCCATGTTGTTAAACACGGACCCGTAGCCTTCGAACTCGCGATCGTTGAGCGCCTTGATTTCGAGCTTAAGGTTGAGCGTTTGCATCCGCATTGTCGTCCCCCGTGTCTGTCGTGTCCGTAGGCGTGGGCGGCTTGCTGCCTGGTGGCGTGGCGCCCTGACCGCTCGGCCCCTGTCGCCAATATTCGTTGCCGCCATCGGACGGCTTAATCGGGTTCATGTCCTCGTGCTGGCGCCAGTCATTGGCCGAGATCACACCGGCTTGCCGTTGGATGTTGAGCCCTTCCTGACGTGACTTGAAGTCGCCGCGCAAGATGGCGTCAAGGTTGAACCTGATAATGATGCCGCCGTTGCGGTCATCCTGGGTAAGCAGTGACTTTTCCATGGCGCATTCAAACATACGCGCATAGGGCAGCACGACGTTAATAACAAAATCGAGGGTCTGTTGTTCGACATTATTGAACGTGCCCTTGGACAAGTCGCCGACCATATGCACGGGAACGCCGAAAGCCGCCGCGATGACTGTGCGCTGATATTGCCGCGTCAGGACATATTGCGCTTTCTCGTTATCGATGGCGGCCGAGTTGTCCACCTCAATCCCTTTGGGCAAGAGAGCAGCCGTGAACCGGCCGTGCTTGCTGTAGACATCCTGCCACCCTTGAACGAATTTGTTGCGATCTTCCTCGTTTTTGTAGCCCTGGGCACCCTCGGCGAACTTGAAGATGATCGAGGGTAGCGCCGTATTGCCGAATACCGCGGCGCCCATCCGCTCGGCCTGGATCTCCAGCGCGATCGCCTCGCGGATGTCGTAGACGACGCTATCGCCCTTGAGGCTATCGCGGGCAGGGCCGCGAGCGTGCAAGATCTGGAATGGCGATAGCTGTTGAAACTCACCGGACGGCGTCGAGGTTTCGTAAATGACATTCCAGTCAGGTTCCTGCCTGACGTTGACCTGACCAGGATTAAGCGGAAGCAATTGGCGAATGGGGCCAGTACTACCGCGAGATTTGACGCAAAAGAAGTTGCCCCATCTGACAAGTTGTGACGTTGCATCAAGCCAAAACTGATTGCTGTCTTGCCAATCATTCGGGCTGGCTAGCAGCTTTGCTACCGGATGGTTCGGCTGCGGTTCCTTCTTTGCTTGCCCACCGCTCTCTGTCTTACGTAATACTTGAATGGGAAGCGTCGAGATGCGCCGCGAGATGGCCGTAACGATGGCGACGATAGTCGGCGATTGCATGCAATTCTCTGGCGTGATGCTGATGCCGGCCGCCGACTTGAACAGCTGGTCCCGCGCCATGATGACTTGATCGATGGTCAAGCCCTCGGCGGCCTTAGCCCCGTCGAGCGGCGCGGGCGAGCCCCACGTTAGATTGATCGGCCCCAACCTCATCGAACTGTCGCCTCGCCCTCAACGAAATAGCCGTCATCCGCAATCATCGCACCCGCCACAGCCCGCGCCATAGCCAGCGCCACCATCCCGTCAATGCGCCCGTTGCTTTTGCCCTTGTCGAGCTTGCGGTTTTCCGCCGGATCGCTGGTCACGACAGCATTTGCAGCGCACATCGTCAACACCGGATGCATGCCATGGCGAAACTTGGAATTGAGCAAATCACTCTCGAAGGTGCGGAGCGCGGGCGTCATAGATTGAAAGCCTTGCCCGAATTCGGTGAATTTCGCAAGCTGCTCTGTCTCTAAGCCAGCTTCGATAAGCCACGGCTTGAAATGTTTCCAATTCCATCGGTCAAAAGCAATGCCTTCCACCTCGGCATGCTCGAATAGCTTTGCCACCTGGATCGCAACCCACTGGTAATCCACTGTGCGGCCCGGCGTGACCTGCAAGAAACCTTGCTCCACCCAAAGCGGGTAGGAAACCTTGTCCTTCTCGGCCTTATCTTCGAGCCCGTCCTCGGGAAGCCAAAACGTCGGATAGACGTTCCAGCCGGCGCGGTCCTCGGCGATGATGACCAAGGCGCACAAGTCCGTTGTCGAAGACAGATCCAGGCCGGCGAAGATGCGCATGCCGTGCCATGTGGGCGTTGTCGGCTCGGCGCCGTTCTCGCTCCACACGCTCTCGCTACAGAAGGGCGAGCGCATTTGCACCCGCTGATTGAGGATCAGATTGCGGTAGGCAGGCTCGCGCGCCGGCATGCGCCGTGCCTTGTCGGCGTTGTCGAGCGCATCGCGCAGATTGCGGAAGTCGCCGAGCGCGGGGTTCGCCATGCGCACCGTTTCCTCGGCGAACGCGTCCACCTTGGTTTTCTTGCCACCCACCCACACGAAGCGCGGCGAGGTGTAGAGGCTGAGCGTCGTGCGCGGATCCACGCCGGTCGCCGCGTCATCGATCAAAACCGACAGGAGATCCGCATCCGTTGGCGCCTGCGTGCTGATGACGATCGAGAGCGGGGCGTCATGCGCGCCCATTGCCGTCTCCACGGCCTCGTACAGCTCGCTGGTGGGCCCCTTGACCTGCCCCAGCTCGTCATGCACGGCAAACACCGGCGACAGGCCGTAGGCCGTGCCTGCGTCGCTTGAGAGCGCACGGTACTCAGTACCCAGCTCTTTGAACTCCAGTTGCTTGGCGTGGTCGCGGATCGAGATGGCCTCGTTCATCGCAGGATTGAGCCTGATCATCCGCGCGGCGAGCTTGAACAGAAGGGCCGCCTGGTCCCGCGATTGCGCCGCGCTGACCAGCTGCGTGTTGGGCAACGCCTCTGGTCCACAGAGGTGGAGCAGCAAGAGGCACGCGGCCAGCGCCGTCTTGCCGTTCTTGCGTGCAAAGCTGATGAGCGCGGTGCGCGTTCCGGCCGGGTTGTCGTAGATCTTGACCAGCTCGTCACGCTGCCACGGCCGCAGCAACAGGGGCTTGCCCGCGTGCATACCCTCGGGCACGCGGCAGTTGCGCTCGATCCAGACGATGTTGCTCTCGGCCCTGGTAAGAGTACGCCCTAGCTTGCTGGCCGTTGCCATAGTCCTGATTTGCCCTTGCCGATTGCGCCACCCTTGGCGTGTTGTTCATCGATCGTAGATTGTTGGGCAAGCCGCATCTTGGTCGCCAGATGCGCAATCATGCGAGTTTGATTTGCTTGCATCGTCAGTAGCTTATCATACCCAACATCGAAATGATGCATGGTTGCTTGCCCACTTGCCGCTCGTCTGATGTCTTGTTCGTACTGATCAATCATAAAATCCAAATTGTTGGCGCGCACGACATGCCGACAATATTGCATGAGAAGCGGATAGGTCGAAGGTGTGAACCAGTCAGGAGATTTATCGCGAACCGTTGCATTCCATACGTTAGCTTCCGGTTCTCTTAGTTCATAGGGAGGTTCGGCATAGGTTATAATTTGAACTTCGCTAATTTTATTAGCAAGAGTAGTAATTTCCGTCGAAGCTGCGGATTTCCGACCGCGATTTTCCTTCATTTTACTTCGAAATGCCTTTTACGATTTTGAGG